TACCGCCAGTACCTTCCATGGTAGCTGTAGCACCACCAGTATAATTGGTAGATGTGCTAGTACTTTGAGGAACTGTAGAGTATGCAGTAGCGATCTTGAATGGGCTCAATGCTTCTTCACCAGCTGTAACGCTTGTAGCGGCAGCGGATGTGTCTGTTAAAGACTGGGCATAACGCACACGTAGAGTGTGAATCTGACCAACTGGGCCTGTCATTGGCTGAACGCCAACCAACTCGTTAGCAATAACGGTTGGCATAACACGACGGATAACTGGAAGAATAACACGGTTCAAAGTAGCAATGTTACCTGCTGCTGTGGAACCTGCGGAAGCGTTTTCCTTCAAGTACTTGCGGGTGTTTTCAAGGATAACACCCATGCTGTTGCGCTTTGAGCCGTTTAAACCTTCAAGCAATGCTTCTTTGGTCTCGCCCCAGCGACTTTCTAATAGTTCTTGTGACATTTAAGTCTCCTAAAAAATGTTTTTATAACCCTGCCAGGCGCTTGAGGTCGATCACATTGCTGCGCTCTTCCTGGTGACTACTTGGAACAGTTTTATCTCCAGTAACTTCGGTAACTGATTCTGAGATTACTTTACGGGCTTTCACAGAGCGGTCTTCCAAAACTGCTGGTAGATACTTTTCGAATGCGTTTTTCAAACGAGGTGTTTGTACGCTTTCAAGCAAATTACGCATGACATCTTGCTTTTCCTTGTTTAGAGGAGCTAGCAACATTTCCATTGTGCTGTCACGCTCATTGGATTCTTTGATCATACGCAGTTCGCGTTCTTTTGACTCGACAACAACTTTAGCGTGTTGCGAGATTTTGATGGCCTTGGCCAACTGCTGGTTCTTGTTTTCTAGCATAGAATACAACTTGCGAACTTCTTGCTTCTCATTGAGGTGAGTAGCACCAAATTCAGCTGCATACGCTTCGAAAATACGACGACCAAAACTGTTCTCACGAGCAACTTTGATGTCTTCCTGCAATTGACTAAGTTCAGCCTTCAAGTGACGGCTAACAGCTTGACTCATTTTCTGAGCACTTTCCTTAACGAAACGTGTCTTCAATGTTTCAAGTTTTGCACGGGCTTCACGGACTAGACGTACTTTAGTTTCCACTACTTCACGTTTGTCTGCTGCGAATTCTTGAATTTCGCGGGCCAATGCATGCACCATAAAGTTCTCGAGTTTTTCAAGTCCTTCGGCGTGCATCTTACGATCTTTGCGCAGTTCGCCAATTTCCTCTGCAAGTTTGGTCACCAAGAAGCCGTTAAACTTCTGTGCTGACTCACTCATCTTGCGTTGGAATTTAACGCGGTCTTCAGCCAATGCTTGCTTTTCAGCTGCAACGGCTTGGATCTCTGCTGCGAGACCTTCTGTTACCATCTTGTCTAAGGCTTCCACCATCACTGACTTGTCGTGCTCATAGCGTTGCGCAAACTCTTCACGGAGTTCTGCGCGAGCCTGTTCGCGAGCTTCACTTAGCTTGGCTTCCCATGCTTCGTTAATCTCTTTACGAGTATCCTCGTTGATCAGGTCACTATCTAGCAATGGTTTGATAGCATCTAACATGCCTGGTTCTCCTTATATTTTGAGATCCCGAATGAGTTTTACAACTTCATTCTTTAGGTATCTCTGCACTTTGTTGTCTTGTCCAGCATCTTTGGCCACTTCTAACAATCTATGTCCGTACTTCATGTTCATGAGACTTTCATATATTGCTGTGGGATAAGCGTTTGGGGCACTGGGTTGGGCAACTACATCGATTGTGACGATTTCAAAGTCACTCACATGTCCTGTTCTGTCATCTACGTTACCGCTTCCGCGGCTTGAAACTCCTAATTTCACTCCAGACTGTAACAAAGTCTTGACTAACTCACCCATTGGGGTTGGTAAAATCTTGAGCTTGCCGCAGCCGGCGTGTCCGTCCATCCACATTTCTTCTACTGAGTGGCAAACACGATCTAAGTTAATCTTCAAATCATCAGGATGATCTACTTCACCTAAAACTGAGTTACCTTCTTTAATCTGAACATTAATAGTGTTAACTGCTTTAGCAATTTCATGTAGTGGGTATATACGATCATTTGCATTGCGGCGATCGCCTTCAATGCAAATGCCTTTGAGGTAGAGATTCTTACCCCCGCTAGTGTCAGATTCTTCAAGAACCTGAATATTAGCTTGGTTGAAGGTAAGTTGTTCTCTTAGGGTTTTCATTTATTAACCGCGGGCTACCGGGCTTTTTGTGTTAACGCCACCAGCTTGACCAGTTGTTGGTTTTGTAGCTGGCTTAAGATTTTGTGTGCCTTGAGCTGGGGTATTACCAACTTTGCCAATTAAATCTTTTGTTGTGTTTTTGTAAGCAGGAGCATCATGATTGCCGCCCATTTCGCCGCCAGCGTGTACAGGCTTAACTGAGTTACCAATTGGGCCTTTTCCGCCTGCGTTTGCAGCTACAGTAGACTTCTTGTTGACGCCGCCTTCTTCAGAAGTCACTGGCTTTGGGGCTGCTTTAAGAGTAACAGCTTCCATCATGCCCATTTCTTCAGTGTCGTCCATTTCAATAGCGTCGCCGCCTTCTTCAGGGCCAAAACCGTCGCCGTTGCCGCCCATGTCGTCACCGCCCATTAGGTCTTCAAATTCAGCCATTAACTGGTCCAATTTGTCTTCTAAATTCATAATGTCGTCTTTGCTGGCTGGCTCGCTGCCGCCCGAATCATCGCCAAAACTATCTTCAGTGTCGTCCATTTCAACATCGCTGACAAATTCATCTTGTGCGTCGCCACCCATGGCGTCGTCTTCTTCGCCTTCCATGCTCATGCCAGACTCTTCGTCGGTTTCGACTTCGTCCATCAGGCCTTCTTCAAGATCTTCTTCGCCTTCTTCAAGGTCTTCGTCTGTGCCTTCTTCAATTTCTTCCTCTTCTTGCATGAGGTTTTCGTAAATCTGGCGTGACTTTTCAACGACAATATCGTGGAAAAGTTCTTGGGCTTTTGCTTGTTCATCATTGATCACGTATTCGATCAATTGTTCAAATTTATTCATATGGGAAACTCCTATAGGTAAAGTATGTGTTTATTTACACAGGAGTTAAAAAAGCAGTGTATTATCCGGTGAAAAAGGCGGATATTTAAAAAATATTACACTGCTGGCGCTGGCGCTGGCGCATATTGTTGGCGAACTAGTTTTAGTTTCTCTTTGTACTCAACTGTTCTTACATCATTCATTTTGCGCAATTTGTTTAGTTGTCTTAGCGTGAGGTGAGTTTTGCGCAAATCTCCCAGTTGCACATTGCTGTTATCTTGACCTAGGTCTTGATATGCTTCAGGCTCTTTACTCCAAAACTCATTTAGTATCATGTCAGTATTTATGCTGCTGGCGCTGCTCCAGCTGATGGCATTACACCACCTGCTGTTGGGCCTGCTAGCCCTGGACTAACTTCTGGTGTACCAACTGCGCCGGCAGGTTCCATTTGTCCAATTTCTTCACCAGTTTGAATATCAGCTTCAAGTCCGCCTGGGGATACTCCAACAGAACGCAAATCTTGACCAGACTGTGTTTGAAGCTCAGGCGTTTCGCGCTCTTCTCGCCACAGTTGTTCGTTTTCTTTGATTTCTTCTTCGCTTAGTCCCAGGAAGCGTGAAAGCAAAAAGCGTTTTGACAAATACGGCAGTTGTTCAAGACTACCAAATGCCTGGATACGTGTATTGTCCAATTCACTCTGGCGATAACTTGCAAAGTTTTGAGGTGCATTAAACTTAACTGTGAACAAACTAGAGTCAATGTTAAACCCGCGCCACTTCAAGAACATCTTGAATTCATCATCTAGTTTTTGTGCAATTAGTGCTTGCAATCGTTCACAATACTGATTAAAGCGATATTCCTGAATCAATGCTGTGCCAACTTTGCCGTCACTCATTGCACGGTCGCTATCGTCTGGACCTGTAGGCAAGTAGCTACTAGGCACACGCAGGCCACGTGCCATTTTGTTGTTGAAGTACTTTAAGTCGTCAATTTCGCCTAGATTCTGACCGCCAGGCAGGGTTTCAACTGAGCTACCACGACCGTCTTGGCCTTGTGGGAAAAAGTAATCCTCGTTGATAGATAGCGGGTTGTAGCTGCTGTCCATCATGTTTTGGCCACCACCGGTTATTGTGGGAATTCTACGCTGATGCATTTCATTTTTAACACGTTCAACAAACGCCATGGCCAAGTGTGATGGCATGTTGCCTACGTCAATTTTAAAAATTCTACGCTCAGGGGCACGTTGTACACGATAGATTAAAACCGCATCTTCCAGCAGTTCTTTTTGCTTGAATACTTTGTAAATCTGCTCTAGTACACTGCGACCAAACGGCCAAAACACATCTAGACCTTCGTTCAAGCTCATGTGAACAATGTGTTTGGCATCAAGTGTGGCTTCGTTCATGGCTGTCATAAAGCGACTGTTTCCTACACCGCCACCTGAACCGCCATTGGGCATGGTGTAGTTTGATGCGCCGCTGATACTGCCTGTTACAGGATTGGTCATGTAATCTGTAGTGGTTTTTGCTGCTACAGACAAATTTTGAAAATTAGGGTTGATATCACGAATAACATATTGCTCGGGACGCTTGCCTTCACTTTCGTTTACAATCACACGAGCAACCTTGGTCATGTCAACCCACATCATTTCAAATGTTTCTGGGTCTCGCACAAATACTTGGTCTCCGTACTTGATAGTGTTACGAAACAGTTTGAAGATACGTTGATCTAGTTTGTTTAGTTTGCACCACTGTTGCAGTTGCTTTTTGATAATATCAATTTCGTGATCAGTGGGTTTATCGTTGTATGTAACATCAAACGGAGTACCGTTTGTTTCTGACATTTGTGTTGAAAACTCAGCAATAATATCCAAGCAGGCGTTGATTTCTGAGTCCATGTCCATGTTCTCATACTGATTATAACGCTCTACACGGTTGGGGTGGCCAGAATACACTTCGGGCAAACGGCTGGCATAGTTGCGAAAAACAAAGTCAGCTTGCACATCGCTGGTGCCATCGTTCTTTTGATAGCCAGGTAAGCCGTAACTGTTGCGTCCGTTGATGGGACTCATTACTCCAGAGTTATCTGCTACTTTAAAATACTTGCGCCAGCCGGGTTTGTTTTGTTCTGCCATAGTTGTTTATTTACCGTTAATTCTGCGCAGTACGTAACATTTTTGTCTGTATGTCGTTGCTGTTTCGCTGAACTCTTACCAATTCATCTAGCATCTCAACCATTTTATAATTGCTTGCTGCCATTGTTTCAAACATTTTTACAAAGTCTCCGCTGTTGTTTTGCATTGGTATCACTGCTTCTTTGCCGTGTAATGTTGCTTGATATCCTGATGTTGGACCTTCTGCTATCATGCCTGTTTCCCCAGACAATTGAAAATGCACAGGATCTTTGGGAACTACTTGTTGCAGTCCTTGACGATTTAATGCGCTGAGCGCAGCAGGATCATTATAATTTTGAATATCTACTGCCTGGCCTTTTTCGTGTGAGCTTGTGCCTGGGCGCCCAACTGGCATACCAGTAGGACCAATGCCGGGACGGCCAGCGTCAATTGTTTCTTGATACAATCGCAACTGGTCTTCTGGATCACGCTTGGCGCTGTTAATTTTGAGTTTGTTGCCAGTTAATGATTTGTACTCATCAGCTGCATTCATCACAGCCGTTTTTAATCTGTCATTGAGTCCTTCAAAATTGCTTGCTGAGCCGCTGGCACCGCCAAACTGTAAAAGATCATTTGAAGACGCCTTGAGTCCTTGGCCGCCTTCCATACTAGACATATTGCTGCTGCCAGAGGTAGTTTTAGCTGCTGGCGGTTTTACGCCAGTGCCACCACCCATGCCACTTGCACCACCACCTATGCTTCTTGTATTGGCGCCGCCCTGGGCGCCACCAAACATCCCACTAAGTAGGCCGCCACCAGCACTGGCCATTGTTTTTCTAAGTTCTTTTTGTGCTTCAAGATCTTCAATCTCTTGATCAAATAATTCTTCTTTGAGATCTAGTATTCGCTTGTATGTTAGACTATAACGCTCGGTTCTCTTGGTATCAGAATCAGTAACTTTGACCATTTTCTCAACGTCTTTGAGAATGTCTTCGTTGTACTTTTTAAGTTTTTCGTAGCCACCTTCACCTAGGCCCCCTGCACTTGACATCCCACCAGTTTGAACTGTACCCATTAACTGATTTTCAGGAATAACCAGCTCATTACCATGAAGTCTTGCTAGATATCCTGTTGTTGGCCCACTGAACATGCCACCGTCAGCACCTTCTGGGAGTCCAGCGGCGCTGCCGCCTAACTCTCCAATTTTCTTGCCGGCAGCGCCGCCCAGGTATACCCCAGCTGCTGATCCAATAACAGCACCTACGGCTGCACCAATAGGACCAAGCATTGCACCCATAGCTGCTCCCTTGAGTCCACCAGCAATACCTAGGCCAATTGCACCTACTGCTTCACCGCCTTCTGCTGTGTCTTTTTTTGTTATTTTGCCTTCTCCGCCAGGTGCAAGTTTGTTTAATATATTGCCTGCCTTTATAGTAGCATCTGCTAACACTCCCATAGCTTCCGTAGCAGGCGCTACACCAAGATTAACAAAAGATTCCATGGCCTTATTAGCTTCAATCTGCTTGGCTATAGTATTGCCCATGGCTTCTGTAGCTGCATCTTGTGCTTTGCCGCCCTTGGCTCCACGTGCAATTAAATCTGCTTCGGCCTTTGCTTCTGCGGCAGCCATGTCCATACCAGCTGCATTGGCCATACTAACTGCTTGACTAAACTTAACAAACGACCCTTCACTTGCACCTAATTGCGCTAGTTGTTGTCCAGGACCATCAACATATTGTTTAAAGCCATCTGCACCTTTCTTGAACGCACCAGACGCTTTTGATGTACCGGCTATTACGTCGTTAATACCTTCTTGTACTTTGCCATAACTGCTTCTAAACACCATTTGAGCGTCAGCATTACGTTGATTACCGTTAACTAATGCACGGAATCCAGCACCCACTTGCTCACCTTGAGCAGAGTACATGATGTTTAGTTTCTTGAGTTCATTGGCTTTTTGTGTTTCGCCATTCAGTTCAAGTTGACGAATTTTAGCCAAGAACTGTTCTTCTTGCAGGGCACGTTCAGTTGCTTCCTGTTGTTTCTTGGCGCTCATACCTGTGATTTTTGTCAGGACGTCTTGTTCGTAAATGTAATTTCTTGCACTTGCTGCCAACTGATCGTTGGTCATTTTTTGAGCAGCACCAGTACGTTGTACTGTTCTCAAATAGCCTGCCATGCCTTCGTTGACATCTTGCATGCTGAGACCCATCTTCAAGAAGCCTGCTCTATTGGCTTCTAGTGACTGTCCCATGTCTGCTAAACGTTTACGACCATCTGAAACGCTGCCTGCAAACTGTGCAAGGTCTGTGCTGTTTTCGGCTACCAGGGAAACCATGCTGTCTAGCTCGTTCATGGACAAGCCTAGTTTCTTGGCGTCTCTAAAAACTCCGCCCATGCCGTCTGCTGCTGCGGCACCAGACTTTTGCAATCCACTAAATGCTTTGTACTGCTTGTCAGCCATTTCATTGGCTGCTTTGGTGTAAGCAATTGCAGCGCCAGCTACTGCGGTCAAGCCAGCAACAACAGCTTTTATCACAATACCGCCAGGTATTAGTAATGAAAGAGCAATGCCAGCTGCGGTAGCAGCCTTGCTCATGTCATCTAAACTGTCGTTAAATGCTGCTGCACCTTTTTTGCCATCGTACATGGCTTTGCCAGCAGAAAATGCAGAACCAGCTAATGCTGTTACTGCTTCAGCAGCTTTTGCAGTACCTTTAGTAAAGTTTTCAACACCATACTTGGCTTTCATTTCAGCATCAGTAATTTCATCCTGAGTTTGCTGTCGCACTTTGCCATTGCGAGCCAATTGTTCGTTGGCTTCTGCCAGCAGTTCTGCTAATCTTTGTACTTCGAAATTTGCGTCAGCCATGTTTTCAACCTATAAGTAGTTTATATTTATAGGTGATTTATGACACAATTTGCGAACCCGTTAGCACAATATTTTAGACAACCTGCATTGTATTTGCAGCTTCCTTCCGAAGGAAACTTCTGGCCGCCAGGCACGTTAACAACTTCTCAAAGCAAGGAAATACCAGTATTGCCCATGACAGCCATTGACGAAATC